AGATTTTGTGGTATGAATGAAGGAGGCAAGACATCAGAGGCTTTAGAGGTTATAAAAAACTTTCTATCTACAATACCTAGATCGAAAGGTGTTTACATAAAAGCAGAAGGAAGACTGTCTAAAGAGATGAGAGAAAGATCTGGTCTTGAATTTGTTTTCAGCGCAAAAGACTGGGTGGATGGAACTTGTTTTGTATTTGAATCTAATATTTATGAAACAGCTGTAGATTTAATGAGGCAACTTGTTGCGGACAATGAAAACGACACAAAGTATTGTTTTGTTCTTGACTCTGTAGATGGACTGATACCGAAGAATGATATGGATAAGGGGTTTGAGGACTCTTCTAAGATTGCTGGTGGGGCCGTAATTGCAGGTACTTTTATGAAGAAAATGTCTATTGCTTTGGCGAAGCGAGGTCACATGGCAATTTTTATTTCCCAAGTCAGGGCAGACATCAAACTTGACCCATACACAAAAGCCCCAATTAGACAGACAAGCGCTACAGGAGGCAATGCGCTGCTTCACTTTGCCAATTGGATTATTGAGTTTGAACCAAGATTTAACAAAGATGTGATATTGCAAAACCCGTCTATTAAAAAAATGGACATGCAAAAAAATCCAGCCATTGGTCACTTCGCTGTTGTCACGGTTAAAAAGTCCCCCAATGAAAAAACAAACTCTAGGATAACTTACCCCTTGAGGTACGGTCGCAAGGGCGGGAATTCTATATGGATTGAAAAAGAGATTATTGATTTAATGTATGCTTGGGAGTTCCTTAAAAAAGGAGGAGCATGGATATCTGCTACCGAAGATTTTAAAGAACTCTTGGTTGAAAACGGCCTTGAGTTTCCAGACAAAATACAAGGAGAGAACAACCTTTTCAAACTAATCGAAGACGACAAAAACCTTTCTAACTTCTTAATCAAATATTTCAAAAATGCAATATCTGAGTTATCATGAAGTTTTTAGACCCTTTTGGTAAACCAAGAAACCTAAAGAGCGCTAAAAAATACCTTGTTGATTGGGAGGCTAAAAGCAGAAGTAAATTTCAAAGCAGGGTTAAAAGTTTCCTTGAGCCTTACTGGAAGAATGATATTGTTTTTGAAGAGTTTAGAATTGTAGGGACAAGATTATCTCTTGATTTTTATAATGCGAACAAAAAAGTCGCAGTCGAAGTCCAAGGAGATCAACATGTTCGTTATGTAAAACATTTTCATAAGAACAGGTTAAAATATCTGGATCAGTTAAAAAGAGACCAGAAAAAGCTTGACTTCTGTGAGCTTAATGATATAAAGCTGGTAGAGGTTTATACAACCGACACCATAAACGCCTCGTTGTTTAAAGACCAAAACGCAAACTTATGAAAGAACAAGAAAACATAGAATTTTCAATACCAGACAACTTTATAGAAAAAATTTATGAATTTAGCGGCGGCGCAGATAAATATAAAGGAATGATACTAGCTGTCTGCACAGAGACAGGTTCTCCTACTGTATATTCCAAATATGATTCCTCTATAGTTGAGCTTGGTTTAAAAAAAGCAGTTTCAGATTTCGTGGCTGGAAACTTTGAAGAGTTTAAAAAATAAACAACAATGATTTATAATCTAGAATTAGAAAAGCAACTATTAGCCGCCTTAATTAAGGAGCCAGAACTATTTTCTGAGATAGCCAACTTTATAGATCATGATGATTTTTATTCAGAGGAATCGAATCTTCACAAAACCATTTTTACTATAGTAAAACAAGCTATAGAAAACAGCGAGGATATTGACGAGGTTATTATTGCCCAAAGGATAGCGAGTATAGGTTTGTCTTTTGAAGACAGGCTTAACCCAGCAGATTATATAAAATCTCTTGCACTTAGAAAAGTTCCTAAAGGGAATCTAATTAAGACTGCCAGAGAACTAAAAAAGATTTCGGTTAGAAGGGGTATTTATAAAGCCGCTCAAGACATGGCGAAAGCAATGAAGTCTGTTTCTCCAGAGACGACATATCATGAAATTATAGAGAAGGCCGATAATGTTTACAACTCCAGAATCAATTTATATGAGATAGGTGAAGACGAGCCTATTAATATATATGACGAAATGGAATATATGATTGAGGACAGAGGTAACAATCCAATTGAAGAGTTTGGAATGATGGGTCCTCATAAAAAAGTCAATGACATGTATGGTTCAATATTAAGACCAGGAAACATAACAGTTGTCGTCGCTAGGTCTGGGGTGGGTAAAACTCAGTTTTGTATGCACTACGCCACACAGGTCGCGTCTCAATATGATGTTCCAGTATTGCATTTTGATAATGGAGAGATGAGCAAAGAAGAACTTATAATGAGACAGTGCGCCTCTATCTCTGGAATACCATCCCATCTACTTGAGAGTGGAAAATGGAGACAAGCGGGTGATGAGGTTGTGGCTAAAGTAAGAGAGACTTGGGACAAAGTTAAGAACTTGAAGTTTTATTATTATAATGTTGGGGGCATGGATGTTGATTCTATGGTTAACACACTGAAAAGATTTTACTATTCCAAAGTTGGAAGAGGCAACAGAATGATTTTTTCTTTTGATTATATTAAAACAACAAGCGAAGCCTCTGCTAATAAAAATGAATGGCAAGTAGTTGGTGAGATGGTAGATAAGTTTAAGAAGTGTGTCCAAAAAGAAATACTTTTTGATGGAGAGCCAATCATACCAATGATAACTTCTGTTCAATCAAACAGATACGGGATAACGAACAACAGAAACGCATCAAACATAATTGATGATGAAAGCATTGTTTCTCTTTCTGATAGGATTATACAGTTTTGCTCTCACATGTTTATTCTAAGAAATAAGACTGCTGATGAAATAGAAGTTGAAGGAGGAAGGTTTGGCACTCATAAATTTATCAACATTAAATCTAGGCACCTTGGAAAAGACGTTGCTGGCGCTCTTGAGCCTGTCCAGATAGATGACTCTCTTAGGAAGAATTTTGTAAACCTTGAGTTTAAGAACTTCAACATTACAGAGTGCGGTGACCTTCGTGATATAGCAAGGTCTTTAGAGGGCGGGGGCGAAATTGACGGGTCAGAGCCCGATTCTTTACCAGATTTTGAAAATGTCTGATATGTATAAACAAATTTTAGAAGAACTTGGATATAAGCTGGTTGATCATGGCAACCATTGGAGAACTAGTGCTGTTTATAGAGACGGGGACAACGCTAGTGCGATTCAGGTTTATAAAGATAGCGGTGTTTGGACAGACTACGTTGATGACAGTGGACACAAGCCCCTTAAAAGATTAGTAGAACTTACCTTGAAAGGTCAGCCAGACAGATTAAAGTCTGTTTTAAAATCACTCGACTTAGAACCCGACAATCTTAAAGAATACAAACCAAAAACACTTATTGAAATGGAAAAAGTTTACGACGAATCTATTCTGGAAAAATTATTTCCAAATTATAATTTCTATGACAACAAAAGAATATCAGATTTAACACAAAAATCTTTTAAGGTTGGGCTTGCTGGTTCTGGTAATATGTATAGGAGAATGGTGTTTCCAATTTATAATGAACACTCTCAAATCATAGGCTTTTCTGGGAGAAAGGTTGACGATGGTCCTTCTCCAAAATGGAAACACATAGGCAAGAAAAACAATTGGATATACCCCGCATATGTTCCAAACAAAGAAACCGTTGATTCAATCATAACAAACAAACAAGAAGTTTATTTGGTTGAAAGCATAGGAGATGCCATGGCTCTTTATGAACAAGGGGTTAAAAATGTGTTGGTTATATTTGGTCTCTCTGTAAGTGCATCAATTATTAGCTACCTATCAAGCAAAACCATAAACAAAATAATCATTGCTGGCAATAACGACTTCAACTCTAAAGTTAATAGGGGTCTCATGGCATCAATAAAAAATTATTTTAAACTATCAAGCTACTTTGACTTAGACGTTATGTCTATTAAGGTTCCACCTAAAGGTTTTAATGATCTTGGTGAGGCTCATGAGGCAGGTTCAGATTTAGTTTCTTGGTCTAAAACAGAAACAGATCCAGAAAAACAAAGAGAATTCATCTCTGACTTTGTAAGAAAGAATGATCAAAAATTTGCGAAGTCTCACATTAAAAAAGCAAAAAAATTAAATGAGTGAACCCCAAACAACATTATCCGCCAGTAGAATTAAAACAGCTGAAAGTTGTTCTTGGCTTTATTGGTGCAAGTATAAATTAAATCTTCCAGATAAAAGCAATGATGGTGCCAGAAGGGGTTCAATTTGTCATTTAGTTTTTGAGGTTCTAGGTAACCCTAGACACAGAAAGCATTTCGAGCAAATCAAGAAAACACTTAATGTATTTAGTTCTGAGCCCATTAAGCGTTTAATCATGAAACACGCCGTAAGGGAAGGCGTTGACGATAGTGAAAATGTTCTGTTGATGAAAGAGATGACATTGAATGGTTTGATGTATGATTTTTTTGGAGACACGCATAGCGAACCAACAGAAGAACACTCTGAAAAAGACTTTCACATTACAGTTAACAACGGAACTGTAAGATATAAAATTCGCGGTTTTATTGATAAGTTATTTCTTTATGAAGATAAGAAATATGCATTGATCAGAGACTTTAAAACAAGCAAGGCCACATTTAAAGGTAAAGAGCTTGAAGATAATATGCAAGACTTAATGTACAGCCTTGCCGTAAGACATTTATTTCCAGAATACGACACCAAACAAAGCGAATTTTTGTTTTTAAAATTTGATTTA